TACCATTTCAAGAGCAGTAGACCAGCAAGGTAACTTAATACTACGTACTTTTAATCAGCAGGGAGAAGCTATGGGTTCAAATGTAATTAATATAAGTAACGCACTATACGATTTAGCACAGGTACAAAGACGCCCCGGTGCTAATACCTTCGGGGGCCAGCTATCCCCTGCATATTCAGCAGACGTACAGCCTAACAACGTAAATTCAGGACTAATGTCTCCATTCGCTCAGACAAGAGGATAAGGGAATGTCCGATAATACAGAACCTAGATTATCTAGAATAGAAACCAAGCTAGACAAACTAGCAGATGCAGTAGTTGCACTCGCCCGTATGGAAGAGAGGATGATCACCCTATTCAACCGTATGGAACAATATGAAGGTCGCCAATCCCACTTAGAGGGGGAGATTGATGGCATTAAAGATATAGCCCATTCAGTAAAGTTTGCTGAGAGGGTATTCTGGATTGTCCTCACTGGTGCGATTGGTACAGCATTTTGGTATTTTAAATCATGATTCCAGCACAAGTAAGTCAGGCATGTGTTAACCTAATAAAACGATTTGAAGGGTTAGCAAAAGTAACAGCAGAAGGTGATGTACGAGCCTACCGTTGCCCAGCAGGTCGTTGGACTATAGGCTATGGTCACACTAAGGGTGTTCGATCAGGGCATCGTATCTCTATTGAAGATGCTGAAGAGTTATTGCTAGGTGATATTGAAGTAGCCAGCAACTATGTACGGCAGGTAGTGGAAGTGCCCCTGACGCAGCCTCAGTTTGATGCCCTAACATCATTCGTATTCAACATAGGCACTACTAACTTTAAACGCAGCACCCTACTAAAACGCCTTAATTCAGGTAGGTATGCTGACGTACCCTCAGAAATGGTGAAGTGGGATAAAGCTACTGTAGAAGGTGTCCTTACTGTATTAAGGGGACTGACCCGTAGACGTACAGCAGAGGCCGCATTATTCACTATGGATGCACCTTTAGCCGATGAAGGTGGGGAAATGATGCCTCAAAAGGTTGCCTGTGATGCTATTAAGCCTCTGAGTAAATCAAAGACACTAGCAGGTGCAGGTATAGTAGGTGCTTCGACACTACTCCAAGAGATTGCAAGTAAGCTACAGAGCCTAGCTGCTTACAGTGACTACATCCAGTATCTATTCTTAGGTGTGTCCCTTATGGGTATTGGTTTAGTTATCTATAGCCGAATTAAAGATCACAAAGAGGGCGTACATTAATGTTCTTTCTATGGTCGAAGATTAAAGGGGGGCTTTTCCTCATCCTCTGGGGTGCATTGGGAATGCTACTGCCTCTTTTATATCTCATAGGACGTAAGGATGGTTCTGCCAAGGAACAGGCACTGAAAGCCGAAGAAGCAGCTATAGCAGAAAAAGAAAGGGCTGAATTTTATAAAGTGATGGGAGAAGAGAAGGATGAAATTGTACGCAATAAGCCTAGCAGCAAGCATGATCTTGTTACAAGGTTGCGGGACAACGGTCTATAAGACTCAAGTCGAAGTCTACTGCCCCAACCTCATAGAATACCCTCAAGAATTTAGTAATGGCCTTGCTGACGAATTAGAAGCAATCCCAGAAGAAGAAATCCAAAACACTACAGAAGCCATATCCGACTATGTAGCCCTACGGGATGAGATAAGAGCCTGTATCAAACAAAGAGATAAATGATGACAACTATTGCAGAACCGATGCCTGTACAGGTAGTCCCTAATGCCCCACAAATAGATAATCAGATTAATATTGCTGATTATGCCGGGCAGTTAGTGGGCGACCCCTCAATGTTTATGACTACCGATAATCCTAGCACTGAAGGGATTAACGAGAGTATGTTCTTAGCCGATCATAATACAGCAGCAAACGCTGATACTGTAGGTACTAACATCAGTGCAGATGACGAAGCCTTCAAGATGGCTAGTGATGCTATCAACGCAACAGCGTCTACCGTAGGTGATGACGTTGAGAAGGCTGATACAGTCCTAGAACCCGAAGCAGTGTCTACCTACAATGCCGAGACAGCATTTGAGGATGTTGAAGAAGAGGACATGACTTCCTTCACAGGGACAGTCTCTGAGGACGCTGAAATTGATGCTGACGAGGTTCCTTTAGCTGATATGCAAGGTGCCGCTACGGGTATTAATGAGGATGGTACTACTAATTACTTAGGTGATGCTCTTGCAGATTATGCCTCTCAGAATATCTCTAATGTTATCGACACATCTACTGTATCAGGTAAGTTACTTGCAGAGCAGCTAGGTGAAGGTAACTATACGGATTCTAAGGCCACTATTACAGGCCAATTAGACATTCTAGCAGCTCAATTCGTGGATGCTACTACGGGTGAGCCTAAAATACCTACATGGGCGGCAGGTACAGCACGTAATGTGTCCCGTATAGCTGCATTTAAAGGTGTTACAGGCACAGCGGCTACAGCAGCGATGGCACAAGCCATTATGGAAGCTACAATCCCTATTGCTGAGTCTGAGGCGGGGTTCTTCCGCACTATTACCCTACAGAATCTTGATAACAAACAACAATCTACAATTAATAGGGCTAATGTTTTATCGAAGATGGAATTAACCAACTTAGATAATCGAATGGCCTCCGCTATTCAAAACAGTAAGAACTTCATTCAGATGGATTTATCCAACATGGAGGCTGAGAACCAAGCTAGGGTTATTAATACTCAGAACCGTGTACAGACTATCCTAGAAGACGCTAAAGCTGTTAACACCGAGCGCATGTTCACTGCCAAAGAGCAGAACCAAGCAGACCAGTTCTACGACAATCTAAATAGTAGTATTGAGCAGTTCAACACTAGTCAAGTTAACAGCATGAAGCAGTTTGATGCTGGCGAAACAAATGCAATGGCTGAGTTCAATGCTAACCTAGAAAACAACCGAGAGCAGTTCTACAAGAACATGCAATATAATATTGAGGTAGCTAACGCTAAGTGGCGACAAGAAGTTACCCTAACCGAAGATGCTCAAGACTTTGAAGCTGCCACTAAAGATGTGTCCTCTATGTTGGACATTTCCTCAGACCAGTTAGCTAACATCTGGGACAGGTCTGACGCCCTACTGGATTATGTATGGAAGTCCTCTGAAAATAGTAAGACTAGAGCGCATGATATTGTGAAGGTTAAACTCACTGGCCAGCTAGCAGAAGATGCTGCCGAAGCAGAGGGCTGGGGTGATCTTCTTAGTTCAGTAGTAACAAATGCTTCGACAGTAGTGACGGGCGCTACAGACTTATGGGATTGGCTGACAGGGTAGATTAAGAGGATATTAAAATGACATTTGAAGAAGCAATTAAAGCCAGTATTAGGCAGTATTACAAAGGGTTTCAACCTGAAGCCTCTCTGTCTCTGGGTGAACTATCCACAGAGTATACCCCCGAATATTTCGATGACGTAGAACAGGATATGTTTGGTGAGGTGGAGTCTGATGAAGAAGAAGAGCAACAAGAGGTGTTAGAAGATGCGTGATATGCTTGATGGCCCTATTCCGGGTGAGAATTTCACATCTGATACGAAGAACTATCCGTGGCACCGTCCCCCTGAGTTAACGTCTTACAATGACGCTATTGAATATTCTATTAATAAGCTGACCTCAGAAGAAACCTCTAGGAAAATACTGGCTTTTGTAGAAGTGGGTATGCCTATTGTATTTGCCACAGACTTGTTTGTTACCCAAGGTATTTCTAAGGGTAAATGGACACCTGACTTCGCTATTCTAATTGCTGGCCCTGTGGCTCGTTGCATAGAGCTAATGGCAAAGGCAGCAGAGATTGATTACGAAATGGGTCTTGAACCAAAACAACCTCCAGTTACCGCTGAATACTTAAAGGCAATAATGGAAGAGAGTAAGGCAGCAGAAGTAGATGAAGACCAACTAGCTGATGCCGTAGAGGCTGTAGAAGGCGTAGAAGACTCCATACTGGCCGAGGGTGTACCAGAAGGTGCGGGTGGTCTTATGGCCCCTCAGAACGACGATATGGGCCTTACAGAGGGTGTAGCTTCCTTAGATGAACAAGACTCCATGCTGGGCCACGGCCTTACAGATGAAGTGGAAGCCGAAGAAGAAGAAGAGGTACTAGTGTAATGGGTTTTATGGCGGGGTTTGGTCGAGGAATATCCGAAGGCTTAGAGCGTAACGCACAGCGAAAGGCTAAGAGGGAAGATGCCCTTTTGTCTACTCGTTTAAAGCTATTA